CTATTACTTACTGATATTATACAGAAAACGACTTAAAAAGATGTTGACAGATATAAACAAGTTGTCAACATGTTACAAACAGGGACAAAAATGTCAGCTGACGATTGACCAAAATGTCAGCTGACGAAAAGCCCGTCCGAACGGAAAATGTCAGCTGACGATTGACCAAAATGTCAGCTGACGAGAACGGAAAATGTCAGCTGACGAAAGCAAAAAATGTCAGCTGACCATATTAAAGATATACTTCTAAAGATATGCCTCTAAAGATATACTGTTAAAGATGATGTATTGTTTTAGTGGGGCGTCCGTCGCGCTCCGCTTGGGGCGGAAGCGCGCGCCGTCCGCCAGACGAGTAAAAAACTCTGCCTGACGATTTAATCTGTCAGACGGCCATGTCTCTCGACGTTTTAATCCTCGACGTTTTATCCTCTTTCCACGTACTAAAGGCCGTAGGCCGTCTCCCCCCACGTCCTTTGAAAGCGGAGCGAGCGTAGCGAAGCGAAGTCTTGACAAAGATTCCGCCGATTGATTCCCCGCCGATTTCCGCGCCGTAGGCGCGTCCAAGAGCTTTAGACGTAAAATCTACCGTCTCAGATTCCGCGCTCTCCTAGCGCGCCTAATGTGGGTTCCTGACGATGCTAAAAAAAGACAAAAAAAGAACCGCTGGAAATAACCCAGCGGTTCTTTCGTCATGTGAATCTCTCTATCACGCGACTTTTCGCAATTCTCTCCCAAGTGCGGCTCTTACTGCATCCGTAAGCTCTCCAGTAAGAGTGTAGCTATAACCGTGATGGACGTATTTTGCAGCGGTTTTTTCCGTGTCCCCAATCCTACGTGCTACATCGCTCATGCTTGCACCCTCTGCATAATATGCGCTGGCGTGGGTGTGTCGCAGAGAGTGGAAGCTCCTCAAAATGTGAGTCCGTCCCTTGTCGTCTTGGCTGTTTCTCTTGATGTCGCACTTGTCGAGAATGGCACCGAAACGCTCTCCCAGATTTCCGCTCTTGGCGTTGCGCTCGTTTACGTATTCACCATTTGCCGTCTTCTTGGCGTCTTCAAGAGCTGTGAAAAGCTCCTCTGCAATCTCCATCCGTACTACCGTTCCGCGCTTTTGAGTCTTCACGGCAAGCCGCTTGTGCTGCATGTCGAGATTTTCCCATTTGAGCGTGGCGCAGTCTTCCAGACGCATACCCGTGAATAGACTTGTGAGCGTCAAGAGCCGCATATCATTATCAGCGTTGGAGAGGATAGCTTTAATCTCCGCTGGGGTGAACGGTTCACGCGCTGCCGATTGGTTCTGGTTGTCTGTAAGAGCCTCACAGCCCTTGCCGCTCCATGTGTCCGTGTCGATATTGTACGCTTTCGCCTCAATGAGCGTCCGCCAGACTAGCTTGTATTGGGTCAGGTGGTTGTTATACGTGACAATGCCGATTTGCTCTGCAAGCTCTTTCAGGTAAGCCAACGCTTTTTCGTTCGTGAAGTCAGAGACGTATCTGCAACCGTGGCGTTTCGCCCAGTCTTCCAGCTTGTGTATCATTCTCTCATAGTTGCGCTTGCTGGCCTCGCTCTTGTCCGCCCATTGCTGCTTTGCCTCGTATGTCGTCCAAAGCTCCGTGATTGCAAGTTCGGGCTTGGCAACACTCTTGGCCAGAATCTGCGTAACGTCATGTAGAGCCTGTAGTACGTCCAACTTGTCTTTATGTTGGAAGGGTGCCGTAAGCGTCTGGAGAATCTTCTTTGCAGCGGCCTTGTCCGTTGTGCGGGTCGATTTCGTGTATATCTTGCCGTTGTGCATCCAACGTGCAATCCACGGTTTCCCTTCGCCCCTTCGTGTCAGGCATCCAGTATGGTTGTCTCGTCTCATCTTGGAGACGATTATACCAGTTGTCGAGGTTTCGTCAAGTTTATTGAAGGTCTCTGTCTGTTCGTTTCTCATGGCCTCTTAGCTCCACTTAAAACTTAATGGCGGTCGATACGTCTAAGAGGGGGCTTCCGCCCGAACGTACCGAACCGCCGAAATCTACACATGTTCTGGCACAGTGCCGCGCGGCCTCTTAGCTCCGCGCCCTCTATTGAGGGAGAACGGTTCCAAAGTATATCACATCCGAATTTGGTTGTAAAGGGTGCTTACAGAGGTGCTTACAGTTTTTTCGACGATTACCGAAAGATATAATTTTCGATTCGATAAAACTAACAAAAAAAGCGAATAAAACGAAAAACCAAAAGATAAAGCCAAAAACAGCTAAAAACAGGCAAAAACCCCAGAAAAAGTCATAAAACCAAAAAACGTGCGCAGAAAAGATGATTTTTTAGTTAAATAAGCTCCGCGTTGCTATCTGCCGTGAAATGTGGTATAATCTGCCGAACACTTGAAAACACGGCTTTTTGAGCTTGGTGCTTACAGTAGTGCTTACAGTTCATAATTTCGGCCCCATTCAAAAGATATGTCCAGCGGTTACTTTCCAGCAGCAAGAAAGACGCCGTTTGTAGGCTAGATTGTTAGCTTTTGGCTGCGGTATTCCCTCGTCGTAATCATGCCAAAATAGCTGTTAGTGCTGGCTGTCACGTATTCATGAGTTATGACAGACGGCTCTTTCACGATGGTCTTTGAGCCACCAAGATAGGACAGCGCGTTGATTTGAATGTACTGCTCGTCTGGCAGACTGACGCCCAAGATGGTGGATGTCCCGTCAACCTCCTTGTAGTATGGCGTCGTACATCCAGCCAAGAGAAGAACTGCCGCTAGAAATAACTTCCGCATACTTCACCATCCCTTGACAAGTTCCTCAATCTCTTTTGCTGCCTCTTTGCACTCAGTCGTGTCAAGCTGGTTGTCATCTAGCTTAGCCATAAGGGACTCAAAGCAATTCAGCACCCTCTTTATTCTGTCTGTCCACTTCTTAAGAGTGTTGCGGACTTTCTCTATGTTGTCCTTGTTGTCTTTCAGCAAGTCATTTACCTTGCCAACTATTACTTTCTTAACTAACCAATCAAACATGATTCACCTCTTACTTCTTTTACATAAAGTCTTTAGCTGTGTAAGAATAGACTATTTCTTGAAACTTGTTCTCTATGATGAGCTTCTGCGTCTAGTTCAGATGCGGGCTTTGCATAAGCTAGTTGAACGCAACTAGCAGCAGTTGCTTCTCATAAGCTGGAATCTTGTCCACGTCAGCTAACATCATAGATTAAGAACTCCTTTAAGAAGTCCGCTAGCACCAACAACAGAGCCAAGAACAACTCCACCAATCACAATTGCTTTTCCTAGAAGCATGAGCAAGGTTGTCTTCCAATCTTCTTTCTTGTCTGGGTCTTTCGTCTCCAATACTACGATGCGAACTTCATGATTCTGAATCTTAGTGTCAATGCTGGAAAGCTTGCCGTCAATCTTCTCCAAGATGCGGTCAAGCTTGTCATTCAGCTTTTCGTATCTTTCATCTTCAGTCATCTTTCAGTTTCTCCATCAAATGGCGACTGGCTTTCTTCTTGTCATTACACGTCTGGACCGATTGAAAATGTTCCAGTTCCATTGTTATAATACATGCCGTTCCCGTTCGGTCCTCCCGTAGGGTTGGCTCTGTCGTAGAATGCTCCGACTCCATTTGCCCGCACCGAAATGAAATCCCGCACGAGCTGTCCACTCACGTCCCACATCTTACAGTACGCGATTTGTCGCGGCGTGCCTCCGTCCGCGTGGGACGAACGCCCGAGCCAAATTGAGCTGGTCGTTGGCGCTGGCATAGCGTAGAGGTTTGTATCTGCCCCTCTGACTCCATCAAAATAAGCACCATCCAGTTTTAATTCTGCTACATGCCAATTTGTGTTAAATGGTATGGAACAATGATATTGGCTATTGTCTGGACCAACTCCGCAACGTAAGTTCTCGTAGTAGTGTCCAGCAAGGTAGATTCTCCATTCTGGTTGTGTGTTCCAATAGCCGATACACCAACTTTCAGTATGTACTTGTGACGTGAAGCAGTATTTGATTTCAAGCTGATAGCCAACATAGTTAATGACCTAAAGGCCAGTTTCAACATACTGTTGACCACTACAGCCAAGGTACTCTACCTCTGAATCATACGGCAAGGGAGAAGGCTTTTTCCAAACTTCCCTTCCGCCAATGTAGAGCGTGTCAACTTCCTTGCTGCCAATCACCAACTGCTTAACGTTCGCAAAGTCCATATTGTTATCCTCATGTGTCAAGTTGTGTAGACAGTGTACGAAAATGTCGTTTGGTCTGTGTATGTTCCAGACAAAGTCACAGTATTCGTGGGAACGGCGTCAACGTTTATAGTCGTGTTGTTTGACTGGTTCAGCGTGAAACTTCCCTTCAAGACTCCTCCTTGCGTGAGTTGAACTGTAGGGTTGTTCACTCTTACCAACTCGGACGTCAGCGCAAGTTTGTCATTCCTCGTTTCGTTTGTAATCAATTCAACGGAGACGTTGTGTTCTGGGAATGTCAATTGCGTGTCGCTCTCACTGCCTTCAATTACCTCTACCCATTGGGTTGTCCAATTGTCACTTGGTGAAGTTCGTGTGAAGCTGGCTAGCTTCCAGCCTTCGAAGACATCTTCAGACCAGACTAAAGTCAGCAATTGGTTTTCAACAATAAGCGTGGAGTAGTCCTTTCTGCCAGTCATAGCATATTCATCGTCAACCAACCAGTATGGGTCGACCGCCACCACTACGGACCTGTTCGCGCTTATGACGTTTCCGCTTAAGTCTTGGATGTGGTTGACGTCATTTGCTGTAATGAAGCCAGAGTCGTTTGAAAGCTGAGACGTCTTCGTTGGAATGCTCTCTACAGTAGCAAGTCTCTCAGTCTTCTATCCAGGTTTGTTCAAGTGCCAAGTGACTGTACTTCCGCCGTCCATCTGCATGTTGATTTCCAGAGACGTCGCATACTCGGAGTCGTAGGAAGTGCCAGACCCATACTGCACCCAAATCTATTCCGCTGGGTCGTATGAGCTGTATGTCAACGTCCAACTGTCCCTGAACTCGCCTAGCATGAGGATGAATTTCTGCCCGTTTTCCTCGTCTATACACTCCCAGTAGTCGTCCGTGATTGGGCGTGGCATCAAGAGGTGGTTTCCATAATCTCCAGCGAACAATCCCCAAGTGTTGGGAACGAGGTACGTGAAGTCGCCGTTCGCGTCAATCCTGTTGCCGTCGCCGTCCTCTATGTAGTCGCCGTGCGCGTCTGCGGCTGGCCTCCATACGTGTCCGTTCCAGACATTCAGGATTTCGGAGATAAATGCCGCGTCGCCAATCTTCGGCTCAATCGGAACATCTTCGTAAAAATACATTTTTGCCGCGTGAGTCTCTGGCGCGATAGTTCCGTCAAGTTGCTGGACATAGAGGTCTCCAGCTCCAAGAACGTAGTTTGAGACCGTGTTCCCGTCCTCGTCAACTCCCGACGCCGTGACGACGAATCCGTTTGTGCATGTCCCGCTTGTCGCGCATCCGCTCACAGTGCCAACCCACACGGAGCCATTGATTACGCATTCCTTCGCGACGATTGTCTGGTCTGGATAGCTGACGTTTACGTATACATGCGTGATGTCCCATTTCCCAATCTTTTTGGGGACGTTCAGGATTCTGAACGATTGCGCGGAATTGACGAACGTGTAGACAGGTTCCAGCGGAAAGCTGGGATTGTGCGCCTGTACCTTGACTGATATAGTTCCAACCATAATATGACCTCTTTGTTTTCGGCCTGACGTATCAGACCATGATAAAGTTCTCGCTGACTAATTACTCCAGCGTCAGGCGCAACGTAAGGCCCCAGACGGAGACACAACCCCAATATCCATTATTGCTCGTCCAGAAGAACGGACGATAATCCTGTGCCGTGTAGATTTCGGGGTAGAAAAACGGGACTATCCAGATTCCACTGTTGATGTTTGCGGCTATTTTGTCACGCACGCCATAGTTGAATTGGATTGCCTGCGTGCTGGGATTGGTCACGGTTGGTATTGCGCCGTCTCTGTTCGTGCCAGTGAATCCCCAGAGGTCGCGCACGCCCTTTACCGTGCCAGAACTTACCTACGCCAGTTCGATGGAGTCCGATGGGTTGTTCAAGTAGATGTTCGATGGCGTCCCGAGGGTCGTCGTTGCGGCGAAGTTCATGAACCAAGTTTTGTCCGTCGTGAGCGAAGAATTTCTCCACAGGGCATTTTGGCTTGACTTGTTGCCTGCGGATTGATACGCGATGACCGCCCCGCCGTTTGTCCATTTTACGATTGCGTCCGTGACCTGTAGGCCGCGCAGACCTTGGGGAAGCTGGAACTTATACGCGCCAAGCTGTCCGTATGCCTCGCACTTGGTATAGGTCTGCGCGATGGTTTTCGCGGACGTCGCGAACGCTCCCTGATACCACACCGTTTCGGGCTGATGTGACGTGTTGACCTGTCGCCAGATTTGCCGTGGGTCTGTCGGGCTGGCGTACTGGCGTAGCATTTCATAACCCATCTGCTTTACGTTGGCAAGCGTGTTTTCGGCTATAAAGCCCGTATCTGGGTAGTTATTGCTTCCGTAAGTTCCCGCAACGGAATAATACGCCATCTCGACGGGCTGGAGCGTCAAGGTAATTGGCGTCCTGACCAACATGCTGGAACGTCGGTACAAGGTGTTTCCGTTGCAGACGAGTCTACCCATACGCATATCCCTCAGTTGTACGTCACCGTGTTGATGGTCTCATTCGCGTTCGCCGTGGCGGATGTCAGCAAGCCGTTTTGGTAAGTCCATGTCTCACTGTTTATGACAAGCTGTGTGCCATTCCATGAGACGCCAGTGACGACCTTTTTTGTCGCGCTTACGCCGCTTGAGGCAGTTGTCAGGTGTCCGTCTCCATCCGTCGTCACCACCGAATTGGCAGCAAGCCCGAAATCCACGTTTCCATTGGAGTCAGGCTCCACGCCGTCCACGGTCTTCACCTTGCCGTTGTTATTCTTAACGAATCCCACTGTCGCAATGCAGTCGTCGTCGGCGTACTCGGTCGGCGGACTCTGGAGCTTCGCGCCGTTCGTCGACGCGTTCAGCACAAGCCCGCCCATCGCGAACACTTCCATTCCAACGCCGCTATAGTATCTCAATCCTCCCCAGACTGAATCATTGTTAAGAACGCTAAAGAAATTCGCGAGGACTTGACCAGGCCTGACTTGGGTCATGTTTGCGCTTCCAGACGCCTGCCATGTCTTCGTGCCAGTAATTGTCTGGTTCGTGTTGGTTGTTACATATCCAGTGAGGTCAGCGGTCTTTGCGTACTGGCTCAGGTTCAAGTTGTTCAGGGCCGTGTCAACGTTTGTGTTCACCCATCCGCATGTCGCAATGGCCTTTGAGGTTTTGTTTGACCTTGTGACGGTTGGCTGATTGATTAGTTCCGAATTATTGGCGGCGGCCTCCAGGCGGATTTTCTTGTCGTCTGGGACTTTGACCAGAAAATAGTCTCTGTAGTCGATGAGTCTTGCGGTGTAGTCGTTAATCGTGTCCCCAGCGTAATGGAAATTGATGTAACCGCCCCACGTCTTGGACGAATTTGGATACATGTCGATTCCGCCCATGATTGGCGTAATCTGGACGTTGCCGTCTGCGAGGGTGTCGCTGTGCCGTATAACCTGAGTCGCGGCCCTGTAGTGGATATTCGTGTCTCCGCTGGGGCTGACTTGCATTCTAATCCACGCGGCCTGGCTGTTCTTCTGCACGCGCATGGACATTTCGTTGTTCCCGTTCGCGTAGGCTTGCGTCCCCAGGCGTCCGAAGGTCTGGTCGGAATTGGAGATGAAAGCAAGATTTCTCTGAACGCCTGACGTGCGCGTCGACGCGTCTCTGTCCGTGTCGATTGAGAGGTTAACCTCACGCGTGAATGTCTTTATTCCGCCAACTCTCTAGTTCGTCGTCAGGTCAACGAATCCCGAGCGCAGAAAACCCACTGTCGCGATTGCATCATTTGGGGCGTTTCCGTCTGGCGGGTTGGCAAGCGTTGCAGTATTGGCCGCCGCATGTAGACATATCCCATTTGTCCCCCTGACGTTTACGGTGTCGGCCTGCAACTCCAGCATGTCGTTGGTCGTAATCGTCGAGTAGAGATGCGCTTTTCCGATTGTCAGCGTGGAACCTCCGCACTACAGATTGAGTGTCGGGTTCGCGAAATCCGCGATTAGATACACGTCCTTGCCTTTGATTGTGGTCCTGTCATCGCTTCCATCTCTGAACCATTGCACGCCGTTAAACGTCTTTGATGCCGCGATGGTCTGGTTCGTGCTCAATGTCACGTAGCTGTCATCCTTGTATTTTAGCTGTCCATTGTCGCTGTAGAGATACCCGCTGGACAAAGGGTCTATGGTAACGGGTTCGTCGTCCGTTGTGGTGATATGTCCGTTCGCGTCTGATTGCAGCCACTTGGACGCGGCGAGGCCGAAACTCACCACGCCCCCGCTGTTACTCGTGTGTCCGTCTACAGTTATCGCGTCCAGGTAAGCAAGGTCGCCCAGGTCTGCGTCCGTCACGTAGTCATCCAAGGTCTGCGCCAGGTCTGCGCCCGTCACGTAATCGCCAAGGGCCTGTATGAGCGAGTCGTTAGTCACGTAATCGTCAAGGGTTGCCTCTTTGATGTATCCCAGCTCGTCAATATACTCGTCAAGTGTCGCGTAAGAATCGCAACCCGTGTATCCGTAAAGCTCCGTGACTGCGTTTGGGAGCGTTCCAGAGAATGACGAATTGCTGTAGAGGTAAGGACAGACGGCGTGCTGGCTAGATGCGTTTCCAAGGTCGCCATATTTGAGGGCATTTATAACGACGTTTCCGTTATTGTCTGGCCCAATTCCGTCCACGGCCTAGACCGCTCCAGCGTCAATGGCGACGTTTCCGTCATCGTCAGGCTCAATCCCGTTTACGCTTCTCACCGTTCCAACTTCGACGTTATAGTTATTGACTGCAAGCGCGTGTTTTCCGTTGACGCTCCGTACCGCGCTGAGATGGAGCATCCCGAAATCTTGCTAGGTCACGCCGTCAACGCCCTTGACGAGATTACCAAGATTGACGTTGCCGCCAACAGGTACGATACCGTTTACCATGCGCACGGTTCCCACTTCGACATTGCCGTTCGCGTCTGGGGATGTTCCGTTCACGGTGTTGACGATTGTCCCCAGGTTAACGTTTCCGTTCTGGTCTGGGGATGTTCCGTTCACGGTGTTGACGATTGTCCCCAGGTTAACGTTTCCGTTCTGGTCTGGCGTGATGTTGTTTACGCTGTACGTGATTGTCCCCAGGTCTACGTCGCCGTTCTGGTCTGGCATGATTCCGTTCACGGACGCGACGCCAAGCCCCAAGTCAACGTTTCCGTTCGCGTCTGGATAGACGTTTTCGTTGATGCTCCGTATCGCACCCAGCGGGACGTTTCCATTCGCGTCAGGCGCGATGTTGTCAACTGACTTGACCGTGCCGCCCCCCGAACCTCCGCCAGTCACATTCATGACGGCTTGGGCGAACGTGTCGGGGTCAACGTCGATGTTCATCGCCCCCTCTTCGCCGTTTCTCACGCGGATAAAGTTGGTTCCGTAGGCCCTGAAAACCTTGTTGCTGATGGCCTTAAACCACTCAAGCGGTATCTGAAACAGATACTTGATGTTGTCCCAGTTCATTGTCATAGCAAAGTCAGCGTGCCTCCGTCATTGCTCACCGTCATTTCGGTGATGGTCTTGACCACCTGATAGCAGTTATTGTCGCCCATTCTGGAAAGCTGGGACTACACCTTGGTTCCCCAGCATCCGTCAACAGTTGCCCAAAGTGCGGTTCCTCCAGAACCAACTTGTATCTTCGCGCTCCCCAGATACGGGCGCGTGACGTTGCCGAGCTTGGACGTCTCTGAGGCGTCAAGCAAACCCGATGCGTCTGTGTAGTTCAGGCCGAGCCATTGTCTCTGGGTCGTCGTGATGGTCTGTATGAGTCTGCAATACGTGTTGTTGATGTTGATTGTCTAAAGGACTTTCACGTCTTTGCTGACCGTTACGTGTGCCCTGTAGCCTGTCGATGTTGTAGCGTACATAATAAATCATCCTCCGTCATTTGACCTCCAGCAACAGGCCGATGCCCTCCGCGACTCCCTGCTTGACTGCGCGCTCGATATTATTGTAGCCGTCAAGCGAGGTCTCTTTTACGGCCCTCTCTATGTCCGTATAGGAGTCAATCGCCGTCTGGTTCAGCGTGTCGCGGAACTGTTTAGTAAACTCATATCCCAACACGTTGCCGTTGGTTGCGGTGAACTGGTCATAGGCAGACGCGGCCTGGTCAACTCCCAGACTTGTTCGGCTGACCAGGGCCACGCGCTGGAGCTCGCGCGTTTTCAGTTCTCCCGCGCCGTTGTCAAAGTTCTGGTAAGTTGCAAACGCCTGTTCCTCTGCCAGCTTCAATGCCTCGATTTCCTTTTGGTATCGTGCCGCCTTGCGCTCATACCAGCGGAAAGTCTTGTCGTCCATGACGATTTGGTCTGTGTCTTTTTCAAAACGCGCGTATTCTCTTTCCTTTTGCTGGCGTGCGGACTGTGCGGCGGAAAAACTTTCGTAGAGCTTGTAATGCTTCTCGTCGTTGTCCTGAATTTGCTTTTGTATGGTCAACGTCTCCGCGTCGAACCGTGAAAGCTCATGTCTCGCGTCCAACTGCGCTTTCAGGATGTCGTATATCTTGCTTGCCTGTTCGGCTCCCTCAAAATCTCCTTCCGCCTGGAGTCGCATGACATCCTCGAATCTCTGCCTCTCCAGCATCTGCGTCTCCACGTCCTGTCCTGCGGTCATGTACGCGATACGGGAGCGAGCCGCCTTTTGCCAGGCGTTCGCCGTCTGGTCGATTATCTGTATCTCGCTTGCCAATGCCGCTTTCGTCCTGTCTGTCATGACGTTTGAGCGTTCCGATACGTCATCTGCCGTCTATGCCAGCTTTTCCAGTTCCTTCTTTGCGTTTGCGTTTTCTTTTTTCAGTTCCTGGAGGGGGTCTTTGATTTTGAAAAGCGGTTGGATGATTTTTTCGTTGACGAATGAGCCGATGTCCCAGCCAACTTTGAACGCGCCGATGACGGCTGATGCGATTCCGCCAAACTTCCCGATTTTCCCGCCGAGGCCGTCGAACACGTCGGCAATCTTCCCCACGGGGCCTGGTATCTTCCCGAGCTTTTTCTCAAGGCCAGTCAGACCGTCGCTTCCGCTCTTGTTCGCTTTCGCGAGGGCGTTTTCCATCTTGTCAATCTGCTCTTTAGTCGCAGTCAATCCAGCGGCGTCAAGAGCCGTGACGATTTGCAATCTGATTTTGCTGTCAGCCATTTGGAATCTCCGTTTCCTGTTTTCCGCGTGCCTCTATCTCTCTTAGCATCTGCCTGTATGCGATATAGTCTTGCGCCACGGATTTTTTCATTGGGAGATGCGCGTACCAACTCGCCTGTATGAGCGCGTCCACAAGCGTGGAACGCGTACATGTTCTCAGCTCTTCGGGCTTGACGTGCAACGCTCCAGCCGCAGAAATCAACTCATGCCACAAAAGGTCAAGCTGTTCGTCCTCGTCCAGGCTGGAGTGCATCTCCTGTTTCCCAGCTGCGGATTCCTCGCCGTGTTTGACGTACAGGCACGCGCGCCAAAGCTCTTCCACGGTCGCGTCAACTCTCTTTTTCCACGCCTTGACGGCGCGGCGGATGTCCCCTGGACGTTGCAACGTGTCCAGGTAGTCAACGTGCCGCGAGTTCGCCATCATGAAAAAATAGGTCATGAGCTGTCCGTCAGTCGTCCTCGACGAATCCTTGCCATAGGAAATCCACCATTCCAACGCGCCGACGGTCGGCTCATGCAGAACGGTCGTTCCCGCAAAGGCAAAACGAGGATGGTTTGCGGGAGTCGTCTCTTTCCCCCGTTCGATTTCGAGGGCGAGGTCATTCAGGCGGATGATTTCCGCATCCGTCGGTGAATAACCCTACGCCCTCAATGCGTCAAGGTCAGATTGTGCAAGCTTGGAGAGCACGGCCCCACCCCCGTCAGGATGCCATGTCAGCGGTGAGGTAATGCGTAAGAGTGACCGTCCAGGTAAAGAGGCTCGCGTCAGCCCCAGTGCAACTCCAGTCCGTCGTGACGTGGTACGGAGTGCTAACCGTGACGGCTGGCGGGGTCGTCTCGCTCGATGACCAGAACGTCGCATTGACGGTCTCGCGTCCGCCTGTCGCGTCAGACGCAACGGGAACGTTGTCAATCGTGGCGGGAGTCAAATCGCATGTTGCCTCATAGACCGAATTCTGCAAAACCAGGTTTGTCGATTCCGTGTAGGTGAACGCCCCGAACGTCAAGGCGTGACGTGCTGGAGTGATGGTCTAATCCGTCGGCTTGTACGTGCAGATTGACCTTGTGGCCCCTGCCTCAAGCTGGACGGCGTCAGCCTCCACCGTTGGCTCCTGTCCAGCCCCTGTCGTAATCCTGATTCTCGTCAGCGCGTAGGGTGCATCCAAAGACGTGTTGCCAACCTCTCCAAGAGTTGCACTGATTGTGGTCGAGCCCGTGACGGAATAACCACACGTAGGGGCCATGATTGCCCCAGAGGAAAGGTCGCCGAGAATGGAACCGTCCGAACCTGGGATTTCCAACAGCGAGAATGACGCATTCTGCGCATTGCTTTTCAGGGATAGTCCATCCTGGGACAGTCCCACATAATCTACTTTTGCTTCAAATGACATTTGTGTGTCCTCTTAATGTTAACGTTAACAAATCTAATTATCGTTTCTCGATGACTCCAAGCAACGTGAATGTCTGTGTCCATTGCCAGACCTTCGCCTGTCGGTCGATGCCGCAGTCCCCGCCGTCCGTGCGGAATCCAGTTGGATGGAACTCGTTCTCGACGGACAAATCCTGTGCATAGCGGCTGTACCAGTCTTGCCAATTCTGGATGACGTTGTTTGCGGCGTCTGTTGCAGATAACCATGACTCCCCGCCAACGTCAACGTCAGAACGAATGTTCAGCTGGATTTCGACTGGGATTTCACAGTCTGGGATTGTCGCAGTTTCATACCTCCTGGGAGAGACGCGAATGGTGAGCGCGCCAAGCGTGGCTGGATTCTCCAGGGCTTTTAATTGTCCGTCAATGTTGGTCTGCCACTGCCCGACAATCTGAATGTTCGGGAAGTCAGTCGAGAGCGCGTTCTCAAAATGCCCGATGATTTTTTCCTCTAGTTTCTTCTCTGTCATGTTAGCCTGCCTTTTTTCTTTGTCTCACTTCGGGAAATGGCGTGTCGAGTTTCTGCGGCCCGAAAAACGTCTCGGGGCCTTTTAGTTTTCTGTTGAAAGTGGCCGTGATTTTGTTCAACGCTTTTTTGTACGCGACATCCACGCCCGAGGCCCCGCCCTTCACCGCGTCGAGCGCGTAGTCGAGATTGTCCAACAGCTTGAGACCGTATACGCCAGAACCGTCCTATGCCTGTTTCTATGCGAACTCATTGACTCTGGTATTCTTCCCTGCGGTCTTGGTCACGTACTCTGGCACGTTGTCCACTGGGGTCTTGCCGTATGTCTTTTTCATGAGCATGGATATCGCCCTCTTCGCAAGTCCAGAATACTTTAATCTGCGGCGGACGAGGATTTCCTTGCCCATGCGCCGCGCCTCTGAAAAGGATGGAGCGCAAATCAGCCAGCCACGGTCATTTGGACTATACGGGTCTGTCATTTTCCAGACCCCCCACTATTGGGTCTTGATTGGGGCTTGTGCATAGACGACTCTTTCTGTGCCTTTGTAATGTATCTCAGAACCTGTCACGCGCAAGCATCTGAGATTCTAGCGGCCTTTTTTGCTGAACGACACATGGAGATTATCGGCCTTTCTCAAATCTGGTTTAATGGTGGACGCCTTCGCTTTAACTGTTGCGGCGCGGATGGAACGCAGAACGTCCAGCGCACAGGCCACGATTGAACCTCTGGCACCCTCCCCAAGCCATTTGATACGCTCACGGATGACGTCTGACATTTTCCCCAGCGTGATTCCATGGGGGCCTGTCGCGCGAATCTGTACACTGGATGCCACTTAAACGCTCCTTGCACGGACACACCAACCCAGACAGTTATCGTTCTTGACGTCGTATACCTTGTAGCGCACTCCGTTGAAATCCTTTCGCTCTATCGTGTCTCCGCGCTTAATTTTGTCTCTGACAAATGGCCAATCAACTTTTCTAAAAAGGATGTTGACTCCCTCAATGTCCGTGTCCATGAACTCAGACGAGGACACGGGCTCGTCAAGCGTTCCGTCAACAAAAACAGCCGCTTGCAAAGTTGTGCGCTTACCGTCCGAAGTATTGATTATTACATCTTCGCAGAACATGGGCTCAAATGGCTTTTGCACTGTCCAAGGATTTTGTCTCATAGTCATTGCTTAATTACGTCAAAACAAAAGAGACCCCATTCCTGGGGTCTCTTTTTGCCGTTGGATTTTTTTGAATCCAATTATGTGAGCTTGACGATGCCCTTCTGAAGCAGCTTACATCCGAAGAGCGTTGAACCACCGATGTATGCGGCTCCGTTGCAGAGGTGTTCAAATACTCTGTACGAAACGGTGAATCCTGTCTTCGGGTCTATAGCAGACCAAGTCTCTGCATAACCGTCAATAGCTGGCTTGTCGTAACGGGACGCGACTCCGATGCTGTTATACGGAATGAGGAATCCTTTGGTTCCAGACGCGAGGAACGGGCACATGACGACCGTCTTGAATCCGTAAGGGCCGTTCACGAAAACGCCGTTGCGGACGGCCTCGGGGCCACCCCACACAGCCGCGTCGCCAAGAGACGACAGGCAAGCCGCAAATGTAGGAGCGTCAAGTACTGCAACCGTGTCGTAAGGGTTGATGCCCTTTTCAGACGCAGTAGCGAACAGTCCAGCGAATCCCTGCTTTGCGGTAGGGGCCGTCGCCGTGTAATCGCTAAGCACCTCGACCGTCGAGAGGTTGGCGTCGCCAAGCGTCTCGGTGAACACGCTCTTGACGGCCTCAAGCGTGACCTATTCCGCGATTGCACGGGAAGCATCCGCGAGGTAAAGGTTATCACCCACGGACTGGGCCGTGTAGTCGCTCATTTTGTAGACCTTGCTGATGTGCTTGTCGAGGCTGACCACAGCACCCTCAAGCTCCTCGCCGTTGCACCACGTTCCGTCCGTCATGCTGTTTGCGGACTGGCTCGTGACGCCGCTCAGATTCTGGAAGATGGGTATTGCGATTCCGTTGTACGGCGAGCCTTCCGCAGAAGAGAAGGAACGCGCGAAACTGGCGATGGAAGGCACATGCTTCTGGATGCCAGCAATAGCCTCATTAGAGGCGACCTGGAGTTGAATTTCAGAAAACTTTGACATTGTTTTTGTCTTTCTTTTTTTGATTGTTGTTTGTGTCACCTGGCGTTCGGATGTTCGCGGCACCACTGTATCAGCGCCTCACCATGAAGTTTCTTCCACGGCTTGCTTTCTTCCGAGCACTTAGGCGTGTTGACCGCCCCGTTCAGCTTCTGGAGCGCGTCGTTTTTACGGTCAAGTTCGTCGAGAACGGCTGATGTCCTGTCGGACAATTCCGAAATCTGGCTGTCCTTGGCCTCAAGTTTTGAGGTGAGGCTGGTAAGCTCCGCCTTGACGGAATTTAGTTCCTCATCTTTCGTCTTGAGCTGTTTTGTAAAATCGTTTATCTTTGACTCGTAATCCTTTACAAGGGAGTTGATTTTGGCCTGCATGGTTGACTGCATCCCGCTGACTCTCTTGTCCGCTTCGGCTTGCGGCACCATTACGGCGTCTGTTGTCTCAGGCTCTTCAACGGTCTTTCCCTCATCCGTCTCGTCAGCCTGGTTATCGCTACCCGTAACCGTCTCCACGGTAGCGGCTTGGACTTCTGTTTCCTCAGTCGTGGTCTCTTCCGTCGTCGTGGTTATCTCGTCTTTGATTTCTTCTTTGTTTTCCATGTTCTTGTAATTCCTAAATTTTGTCATGTCAAAATCCTTGACCTTTGCGGCGATTGAGAAATCGTCCTCGTCCTCAATCACTGTGCAAGCAAACTTGAAATCATCCGCCTCACTCCCGCTGAACCATGTCTCGTTCTCAATTAAGCGCGTGATTTCCTTGTCCGTCAGGTCGAACTTTGTACGGTAAAAACCAAGCATTGCCTTTAGTATCGTGTCCAGCGTGTCTGCCTCTTTGCGCAGGTCTTCCGCATTTCCAGACAGAGACGTCCACGGCAAGTGAATCATAACCAAAGAACTCTGCGAAAGTACAACCTCGTCACATGCGCACAGCACGATGGACGCAGCACTAGCTGCCACTCCCTGGACAATCCCCGTCACCTTGTGACCGTCTGCGGAAATCTTGCGGACGATGTTTGCAAGTGCAATCCCAGCGAACACGGAACCGCCAGGCGAATTGAAAAGTAGTTGTAGCTCTTCGCCTTGCGCAAGATTGTTATCTGCGAATGAACGGAGCTGTGCGGGCGTCACGCTTTCAAAATCGGAACGCTCGTCCTGTGTGTCTACAAGCTCACCGTATATGGCAAATGTTCTCATGTGGTCAACTCCTAATTACGTTACTCAGCTTCCGTTATCTCGTCAACGCCAGTTCTTTCCCCGCCCGAAATCATTGAATAGGCTGGATGAGGAAGGTTTACGTTCTTCATCCAGGCAATCTCGGCCTGGGCCTGCAAAAGCTTCTCTTTGTAGTCTGGGCCGAGGATGTCCTTGTAGGTCATAGTCATGTTTCTCAGTCCCTTGTCGACCGCGTCCTGCCATGCGTTTTGGTCTATCTCGTCCATTTTCGGCCAGGCCCAATCAACATAGTTGACGAAATCCTCTGGGACTTTGCCGATGATGCCGCGTCTCTCGGCCCACTTTGCCCATCTGACGATTACCCAATCCAAGATGCCCTCAAGGAACTTCTGCGCCTCAAGGAAAACGGGCCAGGTCATGAGCTGTTCTGAGCGGAATGATGCACCGTCAGCTTTGAGCGTCGCAAATTGCTGACTCAGGCCAAGAGGTGCCGCCGCCCTTGAAGCAAGCCAATTAATGAACTCGGGCGTATTGCTGTTCGGGTGTTTTGTGTCCAACAGCTCCATCTTGTAGTTTTCGGGCATGACCTGATAGACGCATCCAGCCGCCAAAATCCTGTCAAGGGAAATCGTCTGGACATTGGATTGCCTCTCCTATTTGACCGCCTCTTGGATTTCCTCGTCGGTCATTCCTTCAAAGTCAGTCCCCGCGTCAAAAGTTGACGGTATCGTTGCGTCCTCCGTCGAATCATTGGAGGATTGTATCACCTGAGCGAGGGTCTACGCGTTCTTCTTGCTGGCCGCGAGCTCAAAAGAACAGAGGTCCTCCAGGTCAAGGATTGTCGCGAGGGACGACGCGACAGGTGGAATGCCTCTGCCCTGCGAGATGCGGAACACGTTACGGGGCATGAGCCAGAACGAGTCAAAGACGGATGCGTCTGGGTCGCGCCTCAGAAAATAACACTGGTCAGCCTGGAACACGTCCGCGCCTCTCTGCGACCTGCTGACAACGGCACCGATAAATCTCCCGTTGTTTGAGTAAACGCGCCCGAGACTCTGCTTTGCGTAGCGTCCAAAACGCTGTTTGATTGCCTCTTCCGTTGTGGAGCCGATTTCGTCGCTTTCATAAACTACGATTTTACCAGACCCTTCAATCTCATAGTCGTCAAAGAGAAGGACCATGTCGCCGTTCAAAACATATTCTTGCAATATCAACTTGCACAGCGCACCGAGGGAAAGACCGTCAAAGAAATCGGCCTCTCTAGTCCACTTTCGGAACTCGTCTCTTACCTTGTCCGCGCCTGGGAAGTCTCCGATAATGGCTTTTCCAGCTTTCGTCCCGCAGACGTTGACGGTGAGCTGTTTCATTATTCCGTTGAAAGTCGAGCTGTTGCGGCTGGCGTTGCGTGCGAGGTCTATCATTCTCCCGCGACCGTAGACATTGAGTATTTCGTCCTCGTCGCGGTGCTCTATCATCCCGCGTTCGCGTTGCCATTGGTCAGTTCCAGAGACAAGCTTGTAGCGCGGACCGCCCTGCAATGCCTTTATCATCTTTTTCGTGACTGCTGTTCTCTGTTCTGCCGTCAGGTTGTTCCACGACGGTGCTTTTTTCGTTTTCTTTAAAAAATTGAACATGTCGAAATCCTCACTCAATAGACAACGAGAACCGTTGACCAAAGACTCTGTTGACCGCCAGCAAGCATCCCTCTCAGCTGTTTAAGCTCTGTCGTCAACGCCTTAATGGCCTCAGTTATTTTGGAGATGTCAAGATGCGTGTATGAGCGCGACCCCTGACCGCTTGCCAGCGTGGCGGACGCCGTCCCCGATACGCATATTTCTTGCCTTACGCGTTTAAGTTCCGCGATGTCGTGTTCGACCGATGAGATTCTTGTCAAAATCTTGCGCTGTTGCGTGCTCGTCATAATTAAGATAATCCTCTCTGTCTAATTACGGCGTTTTCAAACAATCCTGACTCTGGGCTTTTTGGGAAACACCATCTTGTGTCTCTGCGCCGCGTTCTGTCCAGAAAAACCAGTCGAAAATCCCATTGACGCGTGCGCGGCGAAGTTCTGCGCGAGAGAGTCAAGGACGTCGTGGTCAGGTCCGTTCTGTTTCCACCTGTAATCAGTAGTCCCGTTTGGCAGCTCCTTTTTGTAAATGAGTTTTTCGCCGCAGACCTGGACGGCAAACTTGCCGTGGTCGCCGCCTGTATACCAGGACAATGAGCCGATATTCCCCAGCTCCTAGAGGAACGCCTTTTGTACCTTCTCGCGGTAGAAGTCCGAATCCCAGAACGTATACTTGCGTCCTGTACCTGGACGCTTGTGCTCGTCCTCGTTTCCGCAAAGCAAAGTGCGCGAGACCTCCTCTTTGAGGCGGGATTTGAGAAACGAGCGAAACTGCGTGGACGCCTTACCGATAAATCCAGCCGCAACCAATCCGCACGCCTGACGGCTGTTTCTACAGAAGTCACATACCGCATTAAACGGAACTCCGTTGGCGTCTATCACCCAATGCAGATTTGGGATGTTCAAGGCTTTTAATTCCTTGCCGTGCTCCGCGAGAAGGTTGTACACCCTCTAGTAGTAGTCTTGCTCAGGAATGTTGACTGGAATATTACACTTGCGGAACTTCCTCCATATACACACGGCTGTCTGGTCTCTCATGTATACCACGATTGTCGTGGTGATGTATTTTGACAAGTTCAAGTCCGAACTTGCACAAACGAACTGGACATTATCTTGTGGGATTTCCAACTCTCTCAGGGTCGAGACGCGGGACGCAACCAGAGACGGAGTAATGGGCAAAGCAAACTTTATCTCTACGGGCGTCATTTGATATTCTGACATGAAAGCATCCTCGCCAAGTTGGAACTTCAACTCAAGCAACTTTTGGATGGCCGACATGTGCCCGTCTTTTTCCGAATAGCGAGAAGGGTTGAAAACCTCCGCGTCCTGATTCATTTCCGCAAAATGCGCTTTATAAAAATCAAGTGACCCGTCATGCGTCAGGCCGTTGACCTGTTCGTCCTGGAACACCTTGAAGTATTCATCCCAAATTTTCATGTTGGACGGGTAGGAGATAATAGCGGGATAGATTGATGTAGTCCAACTCTTGTCTTGCTTTATCTTCTCGACCAAATCGTCGGGACATATCGGCGTCGCGCACTGTAGGATTGACAAGCGTTCCTTGCCCGCAAGCGGAATCACGTCCTTGCGGATAATCTCGACGAGCTTTTCGACCTGAGCGGGATTGTGCGCGGAGTCATAATCCTGGAGGTCGTCAAGCAAAACCAATGAAGGTCTCATCGTGCCGTGCTTTGCTCCGCGTATACCAGAACTGATACCCCTGCATGTGATAATTGACCCAGACGTGGCAAACGGGTTGCCGTCTTTGTCGATGAGAGACGCGAAAACGATGTTTCCCGCGTTTTTCTGGATTTCCGTTGAACGCCCGTTATAAAGCTGTCTGCGACGGAATGAGCCGTTGGCCGTTGAGAACGGCAGACAGATTGTGGGGTAGTCCTAAGCAAATGCGCTATCTGGAACCTCTATGACTCTCCAAATGTCCGAGAGAAGGGACGACGCGGAATGGGCGTTGTTACTGATAATCATGACATACTTCTACAGTCCCACGCTGACTGCGTACAACGTGGCGCAAACGCAAAATGACGACTTCCCTTGACCCCTCGCCATGCAAATCATGTAATTCCTGTGTGCCGTCAAGGCCGTCTGCATTTCCGCCAGCACTTCGCATCCGCGCGGTGACGGTTCCTCATTGAGCGCGAGACCTCCGCACATGTACGTCTTGACCCAATCGGCAAGGGACTGTTCCGCACGGTTCCGCCTCTCCCAATTGATATTGGCCAGTGCGCGGTCAAGCTGTTCGTCGATGGACGAACACTTGTCACGGTGCTTTTGAACACGCCCCGTGTCTGACAGGCGTTCGTACTTTCGCTCCCTGCGTCTCTGCGCAAGTTTGAGGTCGTACACCGCTTTTGACTTGCGGTAAGTCTACAGTTCGTCGTCCGTGAACGGACGGCCCAAAAGGGCCTCAATCCCAGCTTTCGTCAACCCGCTTGAAACTGCGGCCTTTATCTGGTCTGTCTCTGTCATGTTGCTTTTTTCCTTTTGTATCTTACGGGAATGTGCTTACGGATTCGCACGGCGTCTGGGCCGACATAGCGGAATGAGGCCATTTTTCTATCTGTGACCTTTTTGAGTTTGAAGTCCATCCCCGTCAGGCCGATGCCGTAGTGAAACATCTCCCAGTCTTTCGACTTTCGCATTTTGTAGACGAGATTCTTTGCGGACGTGACAAGCCCCAGAACGTAGCCAAGCCTTGCAAAATGCCTCGCCAGGAACGTCAAGAGACCGTAGCCTATTCCAATCTCCTGATAATCGGGAAGCACCACAAGCCGTGAAACGCGCTTTTGGTTAAGGACGCGGCCAGGTACGTGCGTGACCGCGCAAAACGCAACAGGCTTGCCGTTTAGATACGCCTCAAACGCCTAGACGGATGGGGACAAGTCGTGAGTCAGATAGTGATAACGTCGATAACGTCCCCAGCGGTTGACCCCACAGCGGCGGATTTCAAGGTCGAGTTTTGGCCGTGTGGGGTGGACGTGAAAAAATCGTTGCTCATGCTGTCCGTATTAAACACCCAATCCGCATCCAGCCAGTCGAGAATGTCTTTGTGGCATGAGACCAAAATGACCCTCTTGTTTGGATAACGCTTGAGGCATTTATTGAGAGACAAGCACAGCGTCATTGCGACGTTTCTGTCTACAACGGAAGTAAACTCGTCAAACACGAAAAAGTCCCTCTCAATGATTGCACGGGCCAACGTCACGCGCATTTTTTCGCCGTTGGAAAGAACGTGATACGGTTTCAGCCAGCACGGAACTGAACCGAATCCAACCGCATAGAATACCTTTTGTATCTCCAGTACATCAGCACTTGACGGGAAGTTATCAATCACGGCGCGGTCGACCCATGCAAAGTCCGTGATGATGTCAGCCCCGAATAGTTCTTTCGCGATTGTCGTCTTGCCCGTTCCACTGTTCCCGTAGATAACCCCTATTTGCCATTGTTCGGGAATCTCCACATGGCCCGTAAAATGCTCGTCAGCGTGGGACGGTTCCACGCCGAAATCACACTTCAACCGCTGGATGCGGAATGAGTCTGGGACGTTGTTATGTCTTACAATGTCGAATTGCCTTAGAGTGTCGTCAGCTCGCATACGTAGCCCTCCGCAGTAAGCTTATTAAAAATCGCCTCCGCCTCTGTGTCATCTGCACAACGGATTAAGACAGATACTTTTTCAAGGTCGCATTTCGCGTTGGGGGATGTCTCATGCTCTGTCGGTTCCTCGTCTTTGTCGAAGAACTTGACGAGCTGGCCCAGGCCGTAGTCTTCCATCTCTTCCGCTCCGTATTGTTCAACGAGTTTATCCAAGTCCCACTCGCCGTCAGACACATTCGCCGTAATGACAAACTCATGTCTCTCGGCCTCTGACATCGCGGTCACGTCTTGGAAATAATCATCTGGCAGCTCTGCATTTTCGCCATACAGCTTTTTAAGCACGTGCAAACGCTTGTTCCCTGATATGACCATCTTTCCGCCCTCTGGCGTGTCTGTTACATACGCAATTCTCTGGGCAGTCAGCCCCAACGGAACGCGCTTTAGTTTGCCCGCCAGTCTGTCGATTTCTGTTTCCGTTGCCACCGACGGATTGTCGGGGTTCTCCCGAAGTTCGCTTAATTTCATATATTTCCTTAATTATTTGTTTTTTGCATAATTTTTTCCGTTTCGGAGCGTTTAGCCATCAGTTCGCGCCTTTGGACATTTGGCTCCGCATGTGTCATTTCGACACACGGGGGGTCAAAAATACAAAAAATGTAAAAAATCCCCATGTCAAACCTCCGAATTGACGAGATATGTAAGAGTATCAATCATTTGCCAGCCCTCCGTCTCTTCGCCGTGCATGAACGTTTGTCCAGCGTGTGCGTGGTGTTTCCGTCCAGCACCATGCTCTCCAGATATTCCTTTTGGCGTGGGTCGATGCACCTGTGCGCGGCCTCAATAATCAGCTTGTTGCGGATGTTGATGTGCTTGTAGTGCTTTGTCGTGAGCCAGTCCCAGATAGCGGTCAGACATGTGCGGGTGTAATATGCAAAGACCGATTGCCGCCTCTCTGGCTTATAGTTCTTTAGCGAACGCAGACACTTCTCCAGACAACATGATTTGAGGTCGTCCTTTATGTCAGGCGCGTATCTCTGATAGGATGGGGCGCGGAGTATGTGTTCCGCAAGTGTAAGGATGTTCTGGCAGAGTCTGACCGTCGGCTAGTGACAGGATAGGGACTCCTCTATGCTGTCAGCCAGCTCGTCGCTCGTCATGTAATAGCTCATTGCGCGGCCTCCTTCTCTTCTTCTGAGTAGTCAAGCTCAATGGCGTCTTCAATGCTCTCGTCTTTTCTGACGCAACTCGCACACCTGGATGCAATCCCCCAGACGAGCATTGCACCAGCAAGAAACAATCCCTCTCTTGTATTCTCAAAGATGAGGTTGGTCGTGATGAGAACCATGACGACGAGACTGACTGTACGGACAATCCCAATCAGGGCACACTGTGCCAGCTCTTTGATAATGCTCATTGTGCCACCTCCATATTCTCGTTCGTGGTCTCACTCTTGGTCTCGTTCGTTGTCTGCTCTGCTGGGACATACGTGAGAATCCAGCCCTTGCAGGTTCTCGCTGAGGAATGCTTCTCCATTGCCGCACAGAGATAAACGAACGGACGAGAACAGTTTAGCTCAAGGGCAACACTCTTTGCATCCGCCCAAATGCGCTCCGTGCAGGTTCCGTCTGGGTTTAACTTATTGCCCAGAATCACCTAGCCCCTGTGGTTCTGGACGCCACGCGCTTTCATTGTCTTGGCCTTGGCTCTTTTAGAGTGTAGACGTGAGTTATTCAGTTTGCGATTTGTGTAGCGCAGGTTGCGGACAGAATTCCAGCGTCTGTCTGATGAGATATGGTCAATCTCAGTAAACTCTGGATTGTCACAGACCATGAACTTCTCGGCCACCCAGCGATGCACAGGACGGTCCATGAAATAGTAGTACTAAACCGTCTTGTTCCAGTAGCCCTTATAGACTTTCTTTGTCTCGCCCGTGTTCTTGTCCGTTATCCTGCAACGCCCAAGGTCTGAGACCTCATAGCGTGTTCTGACGGAGTCTTTTACGACTGCCCAATTTTCTTGTCTCTTCATGTTTTTTCCTTTGTTTGTCTTAGATGTAATCTAAGTTCTTCTATAACTATTTACGGAAAACAAGTCACGGTTTTGCAAAAAAATTGTTTCTTTCGGCTAATCCACCCAAAAAACCAAATAAAAACGGGCATTTCCTCGACGAAAAAAATCCCGCCATGCGGATAATCATGGCGGGAAAACACCCTGGCCAAAGGAAAAAGGAAAACCAGGGTGCATGTCTAATTACGACTCAAAACGGCCCTTGCGGAACAGTCACCTATATAAAGTTCCGATAATCGCCGTTGAAGACAAAAACTACATCTAACTCGTCACCTTCGTTCAAGAGCTGGATGTCAATGTTCTGCTGTTTCCAGACAGACTCAAATGCGCTGTATTTCTATTTGTCATCGGCGTTGACGAGCGTGATGATGTAATCACCTGTCTTGACCTGCTTTCTTTGTATCTCGTCAACGTGGATGATGGCCGTGTGTATGTCTTTCCCGTCGGCCTTGGCTTTCTCGACGAGGGATTGATTCATCTTGTGGTTGTATTGCATGAGTTGTTCTCCTGTGTGTGTTAGTTGTTAAGTGCTTCTCTCAGACGCTTGTTGATGAGCAGTGTCAGGTCTTTCTCAAGAGCTGCAAGCTTGTCGTTGTCGAATCCCTCCCTTGGGGAATGCTCGACGACGGCCTAAGCGTCTGCAACGATGGTCTTTCCTGTTCCATCCGTGAGCTGGTTAAGGTTGATGTAGATGTTCATGTGTTCAGTCTCCTATGACAGCGTAGTTTGTGAAAGCGTGTCTGGCAATGGTGTATTCTTCTTCCGTGTACACGTCAATCCCTTTAAGCTGTGCCCGCATCTGATATTGCGTGTATGTCATCTCCAGGTCGTATAACAGCATCTCGGCTGACTCGCGGAAATCCATCTAATGGTAGCGTTCGCGCTCGAGGCCGAACATGTAGGAGTAATCATACAGAGGTCTCTCGTCCATCCCTGGCGTCGCCTCCCTAAGCTTGCGGATGAATGCGCCGTAGCTTTCGGCGTAATCCCCAAGGATTGACTGTCTCCAGACGATGCGACTGACATAATCCTGGACGATGTAATACCTCTTGGAGTAGAACCGCTCGATTGCGTACTGGATGATGTTTCCTGGGGAGTGATGTATCTCAAAATAACTAATCAGCGTGTTGGTCTTGAGCAGTTCGTCGCGGATAAGCGCGTCGCCGTTCGGTTGCCAGACGAGGGTAATCCCGCTCTGCCTGTCCGTGTCCGTGTGTTTGATGAGGGTCATGTTTTTTCTCCTTTGTCTTCAGTCGGTAAAATCAATCGCGTCCAGCAACTTGCCTATGTCATGTTCGTCCATCATCCCGCCGCATTTCTCGGCAAGCTTTACAAGCCTTTCCTTTTTCCTCCGTTCGATGGAGGAAAGGAATCTCTGGGACTTCTCGTAAGTCTTCCGCTCTTTGCAATAACCAAGGATATATTTGTCGATGAACTTGTGTTGCTCTTGCGTGTAGAAGTCCGAATCGGGGCGAAAAGGCGACATCTATGTGTCAGCCAGCGCGAAGAGCCTGTCAAGCTCATGGAATGGGATGTAAAACGTCGAAGGTTTGGAAAACTTCTTGCCGCTCTTGTACCTGAAATCATACTTGGACTTGTAGACGAGCCTGTTCGGGTCTAACGTCCGTAAGACTTGCGCGAGGCAACGCTTGCCGTCGTGCCTGGTCAGCTTGTGGAGTATCTTGCTGTCAACGTGAAAGTTCCTGACGTATCGCGCAACGGCCTTATTCGACTTGTCTTTGCAAGCCGTCTTAAACGCTTCTAAGCTTCCGTAGTGGTTTTGTATCGTCGTGACGATTTTATACGTGAGAACTTTCGTCAAGTTCTCTCTGGCATCATCTATGCCGTTTTTGCATTCGCTCATTTCTCGTTTCCTGTTTTATGGTTCCATGTTGCTGGTCGGTTCCGTGTGCGTTCCGTAAGTGGAACGGCCTACTAAGTGATGAGCTTTTCGGCCTCTCATAAAACACAGGAAACTTTTCCTGCAACACTATTACTTACTGATATTATACAGAAAACGACTTAAAAAGATGTTGACAGATATAAACAAGTTGTCAACATGTTACAAACAGGGACAAAAATGTCAGCTGACGATTGACCAAAATGTCAGCTGACGA